CTGTAAACTCCCCGAAGCACAGTATGTATTGAGAACTGTACAATCTTATCCCGGATATGCGGGGCATGTACAAGGCGTTTCTTCGGCTCGTATATGCAAAATGCTATGTAACCGCCAGGGCGGTATCTCTTTTCTTCCAGTTCTTTCCGCAGCTTCTTTAGTTTCTTTTCCTTTGCCATGGAAAAATAGATTGCTTCTTTTCGGTACTTTCTTTTGCCTCGTTGCGTCCGCTTGTATGATTCTTCCAGATTTCTTTCGTCATAAATTCTTTCATATAGTGACATTAAAGCTTCCTTTCGATTCGGTTTAATGTCTTTGTTCATGTGTTTACGCTTAAGCTGCTTAAGCGACGGATTACATCTCCCCTATTCTTAATAAATAAGCCACGCTGTTAAAGCCTTAACCTTAACAGTCGTACATATAAGATAGCGCGGGGCGCCAGCCGATGTTGTTGTTGTAATTGTTGGAGTTGTTGTAATTCCAGTAACGCGCGCCACTGTAGCCACGAGACGCTCAAATAGACATAACGGTGTTTTTATGCGGTTTTCATCAGGCCGCCGGTGATTCTTCCGATCTCTGAAATGTTATCTTGCAGTTGTTCTGCCTTCTTCTGTGTGATATACTTCTGATCTCGTGATACAGATGTCAAAACAAGCAGATATTTCAGCTCTGCATCGATCTGTTTCAGGTGGTAGAGCTTGTCCCTCTTCAGTGCTGTCTGATACTGAATACTTCCCCGAATCATTCTATAACAGCTTTGTTTGATTTCCTGGCATAGGGCGAATTTTTCAGCCTTTGGGAAATGTACCAGCATCGGATAGATGATCGTATTTAAAAGGACTTCACTCTTTTTCTGCAAAATCATCGGTTCTATCATATATAGACCTTCTTGTCGGCGTAGGTTCCGGATATAATCACGGCTGAATCTGTCGAATCGATCTGGTCTACGGCTACGTGTGTCATATCAGAAGAATCTACCAAATCTTTTAGCTGTAATTGAAACGTCAGTTTTGCAACATCTGATATAGTTGTATTCAAATTATTTGTATTCTTTTTTATTTGCTGTGCGAATGTTCCTAACTGTGTTTTCATCTCTTTTACAGTCTGCTCAACTGCTGCAAGATCTCCGGTTATTGCTACGGCTTTATCAATTTTGCTTTCCTGCTCGTAGAATTTACCATCCAACTGGTCAAGAGCGTAATTGATATCTTTTATATCAGCAAAGTCTTCATAGTCCGGCTTTTTAAAGCCATAATGTTCTGTATATTGCATTACAGCACCTCTTCTTTCATCATGTCCCATTTCATCTGTCGTGCCTGCTGCCACGTCAGATTATCTGAAATCTTTTGCCATGAATTATATCTGATCGATACAGATATCAGGTAATCTAGTGGTACCATTTGATCCAGCATATCATTTACGCTTGTCTGCATTCTTTTTCTGGTCAGCTCCACCAGACAGGAGATCGTTTTTGCAGTCAGATCAATCTGTAATAGGTACTGGTCTTTCCCCAGTGTTGCGTCCAATTTCTGTCTAAGGACTGTCTCCGTATACAGAGGACTGTCGTACCATCTAAGCAGTACTTCCAGCCTTCTGTCCTCTACAGAGTCAGTATCTCGTGGCTTAATCCCCAATATTTTTTCTCTATGTTCTATTCCAGATTCTTCGGACGTTTTTATACAGATATCGTTGTCCAGTTCAAACAGTGCTTTTTCCAGAGCATCTCCTATCATATCTCCTGCATCGATTACAGCCTTTATATCTTTTATACCTAAAATTACCTCAGAATATTCAACGTTTACGTGCATGTAATCTCTCCTCTTACCGGAACAGTGTCATTTGTAATCTGTAAGTTTTGTTCGACACCGTTTATGGTCGTTCCTGTGACATCAATGATACCTTCAATATTTACAACCGCCGCTTCAATCTGTAAAATGCGGACTACGATAGAACTACTCTCTTCCCATTTTTTTCGAAGTTCAAGAAGATATTCTTCTACTGCCTGTTCAATGTAGCTTTTTAAGTCATCGTATGAGTACCCTGTATCATAGGTTATATTTGTATTTATGTTTACCTCAGTTTCTCCAACGCCTGATATGAGGACTCTATGCCCAATTGGTGCAATACCTATCCCTTCTCCACTGTTTACGATAGGATCCACTTCTGTCTGTACAGCATTTATAACATTATTATCTGGCATCCGGTAATTATTTCCGATAATAGTTATACTTATTTTATCATTCGGAGCTGATACTCTTTTTAATTTGCATCCATATACACCACTCATTTCTTTAATGCGGCTTTTATAATATTCCCTGTTTCCGGCGCAACCGCGGTAATTATACATATTCAGAATTCTTGCGCGATACGATTCTGCATCTTCCTGATCTGTTGCTTCTAATGTGCATTTCAAAATTCTTCCCCATTCGAATCCATCTACAAAATCAATTGGTTCCAGGTCTCCTAATATGCGGTTCGGTTCCGATCCGGGATCATCACATCCGATTCGATACGTATGCTCTTCTTCATCTATTACATTAAATACTGTGTAGTTGTATTCGTCGCAGTTCCATCTTGAGCCCTCCGGCACCTCACAGTTGAACTGTGCGGTAAATTCTGCGTACGTAGCTTCATTGATATATATGCCTCTTTCGTTTCCATTTCTGATCAGATGTTCCAAATCTGCTGTATCTGCATACATATTCTGTTCCATTCCGGCCAGAAGCAGATACGCCTCTTCTAAGCGTACCGCCTGTTTTGCACAGGCGTTAAAAATCAAGCTTCCTTCAGAAGTATCTATATTATCCGGCATATTTTCCATCATGGATCGCATAATCGTTTCGTATGTCATATCCTCAAACATTTACGTTCACCTCCCCGTTGCCCAGTGTTGTTACAAGCGTAAAAGATACCGTTATCTTTTCTTCTTCCTTCGTGCAGGAAAAATTTTCAATCCCTGTAATATACGGATTTTCCATCAGGCATTCTTCTGTCATTCGTTCAAGTTCCGACTGTATCAGTTCCTTCGATGTGTTTTTCCCAACAAGATCTTCATATTCCTGTCCATAATCTTCGGAGTATATGTAATATCTATATCTCGGTGTGTGCAGTGCTAACCAAGCCCATACAAGAATCGCATCGTATCCTTCGACTATTTTCCCTGATAGCTGGCCTGTTTCAAAATTAATTCCATATTCTTTCGGGATATACTGTTCTTCCTCAGTGTTCTCTTCTTCTGTATCTACGAATGGAAACATCATTCCGGCGCCACCACCTTTGCTATGATTATAAATTTTTCTCCATTTTTTATAGCAAGAACTTTATCACCCTCGTAAAGAATGTTCTTTTTATATTCCTGTAAATTCTCAGAAGAACCATCTTTTTGGGTATGCAAATATATTTTTTCATTTGTGTTCAGTCGGAGATTGCAATCCATCAGATAATCCTCTTTTTGTATCAAAAGATCGCCTACATTTATCTTTCCACCAACCATCACTTTTCCTAACTGTATAGCAGGGTCATTATAATATGTCCCTGCCTTTCGCATTTGTTCAATAAAGCGCTCGTATATATTCATAAGCCTTGATATCTTCCTCCGTTTATGGCCGCTGTTATCTTTTTGCCCTGCCACTGGCTCACATTTAGCAATGCTCCGGAATTCGAATAGTCGTTTCCTCCCATGCTTTCGAATTCTATGATTGACCATCCAGATGCCGGATAATCCTGCCAGTGACCGTATGCGCTTCCGGTGCTGTCTCCGGCGTTTTTTTCATCTGCGACAATACAATTTAGTTTTA